GGATAAACAGTTATTGTAGTTTTATCTATAAATCTTTGTACAAAATATTTTGAAGGTGTACCTTTTGATAATTTATTTGCTTGTGCAGAATAAGTTGATCTATCAATTTTTGTAAGTGCAGAATCTGCTTGACCTACTGCAGTTCTACTTGTTCTTAAAGTTGCTTCAAGTACATCTGCTACACCATAAGTATTAGCAGGAGTTGTAACTGCGCTTGTACCATCTGAAGTTGCTCTAAAAAATATATATTCAGCTTGACCCTCTACAAGATTAATATCCGTTTCCCCTACTTCCCAATAGTGTAAACCTCTATTACCCCATTCTTGAAACATAATGTTTAAAGAACGTCTTGCTGTTTTTAATTGATAACCGGAGCTTACTTGAGAACCAATTCTCTCGTATGCTTCTTCTATTATCTCATCAACAGCAAAGGTTTTATCAAAAATAACTGCGCCTGACGTTGTGTTGGCCATAGTTTATTCCTAATATAATTTTATAAATTCAGCTACTACTGTGTACATGTTTCCAGAGTCTGCTGCACCGGGAACTACAAAGTTAACATCGCTTTCGTTAGTGTTGTTTGATTTATCAGTTTTTAATCCACCAAACTCTCTAAAATCCCAATAAGCTGCGCCAGTTAAACCAATGATAGGTATATCGCCATCATCATCTTCTTCGTCTAAACGAGCAAAAGAATCTCCACCATTTCCAGTATCACTAGAGAACCATACTCTTTGTAACACTAAGTGTAGACAAGTTTGTCCATTTGCGTTTGCTGCTAATGCTGAAACATCTCCAAATATAGTTGTTCCACCTGTTCCGTCTGATTGATTTACTATTTTTATAACCACTCTAACATCATTTTCTTGCATGATAGTTGGTCCTGTTACTACGTCTGCCATAATCCCTCCTTAATCAAGATTACTAAGTGGGGCCAAAGCCCCACTCTAGTTAATTATTATTATGCGAATGGTGTTGCTAAAGTACCGTCTGCAATAAGTAAGTTACTATTTAAATGCCATACTGCTGCAAAACTAGCTCCACCTGCTGCTACGCCAAGTACATCGATAACACTACCTAAAAATCCACCAGTAGTTCCACCGTTCATAGAAAATACATCATCATCTGATCCATCTGCTAAAAATATTTTATCTTGAGTAACATTGTTATCTTTATCTTTTACAGAAACCATCGAGTAAGCTGTAAAACCATTTGTAGCTGATGATCCTTTAATGCTTAAAACATTAGATGTAACTGTTGTACCAACGATAAATTTATATCTAATACCAACTGCTGCAACTGGTAAAGTTACTACTACACCTGCTGCTCTGTTAAAAACAAAAGTAGTTCCACTTTGTGCTGCTGTTGGAGCAGAAGTTGCTGCTGTTAAAGATACATAAGGTGTTACTAAGTTAGTTGCTCCTGCAAGTTTTGTTACACCTGTTACATCTAAAGTTCCACCTATATCAGCGTTAGTACCATAAGTAGAGTTAGTAGTAATTGCACCAGTTGATGCTGTTTTTGTTATATCAGAGAATCCGTTTTCTGAACGAACGACCCCTGTAAAGGTTGTTGTTGATGCCATGTTTATATTCCTCCTAGAATATTTAAATGTAGTCCCTAGGGTTGTCGACTATACGCGTCTACATTTAAAGTTTTTTTATATATAGTGTGTAAATTATATTCTACTTTTTAGTAGAGTGCAAGAGATCCTACAGTAAAAGTGCGATTTCAGCGATGTAGCTTTTGTTCTAAGTAGCTACAGAAACTTGTGGAGCAACACCTTCTGCAGTGTTTTGTCTATGAGCAATTTCAGCTTCTTCAAGCTTAATCTTAGTGATGACTTCTTTAACTTTGTCATCAATTCTGACCATTTCAAGAGTATATCTATCTTCATTAATATGCTCCTGTTGCCACTTCAACTCCAAGGACCTTTTTTGTTTGTATAGGTCTTGTATCATTTATAACCTCTTCATAAGTTATACGTTTTATCTCGTTATTATAGCTGTTTCCAAGATATTCCCATTTTATACTTTTTTCTCCCAATTTGTCAAGTATTGATTCTTCGACAGAAATAGCATTATCTTCGGCTGAAATATTAAATTTAGCGTAGTGATCGTATGCCCATATATTTATTGTGAATTTTTTCATTATTTTTCTTTCTACTTATATAACGTGGCGGAGCTATGTCCGCCACATTAATTTAATGATTATGCTCCTGGTGATCCGAAAATACCTCTAAAGTCAGAAAATCCAAAAGAATATCTTTCTCTAGCTTTGTATCTTACGTTACCAGTTGTGAAATCACCTTCCATAGATGTTTTCATTGGTGATCTATTAAAGTGTTTTAGACCATTAGGCACATCTGTTTTAATGAAAAATGCATTTGTGTCAGTTAAGTAGTGATTTACTACGTAACCTTGAGGAATCATTCCCATTGATCCAATTGCATTGATATCATTATCAGCTGTAGACGTTCTTAGAGTAGATTTCATTAATCTCTCTGCAGTAAATTGTAAAGCTGAAGGAATGATTAATTTCATACCTTTAGCTGCAATTTTTAGACCTCTTTCGTCAGTCAAAGCAGCAATATCAATTAAAGATTGCTCCAATGATGTTTCGTTAAGATCCGCCGCAGTAGTTAACTCATTCTGCTCTGTTCCTGCAGTAATAGGGTGATCTGTAGCACATAATGCTTTTCCATCTCCGCCACCTAATGCAGTGAACGCGTTGTTTAACACAGCAGCAGCTTTTACTTGCTTAGTGTTAGCCATAGATCTTGCTAAAGCTTTTGTATATCTAGACGCAAGTCTGTCGTACAAATTGTCCTCAATCGCTTCTTCAGTGATTGCGAACGCTAAAGCGATCGTTTCGTTTGTGTAACGAGCTGTGTAAGATTCATTAGCAGAATCGAAATCTACTCCTGTTCCTTCAGCTTTAACTGGTGCATTTGCAAAACCAGATAACATAACTTCTTCTTCAAAAGCTCTGTCACTGTTTTCAGTGTCAAATATCTCAGCATGCTCGTTAGCATAGTTGTTGTATTCCAAGCCGAATAGTGCATTCAAACCTGGCTCTAGTTCTTTAACTAGTTGTCCTCGTGATATAGCCATAATTTATCTCCTATTCGCTATTATACGCCAGTTGCAGTCATATAAAAATGTTCGTTAATGATCACTTTAAAATTACAATTTGCGCTACTTATATCGCTATTGTCTGGATCATCAGAAATTCCTATAGTTCTGAAATTAGCTGTTGATGTTGCTTGAGTATCAGTCAACGTAGACTTAGATATGAATTGAGGTGTAACACCTGCGCCAACAGTAATATCAGAGTTTGTGAAAACATCTAATTGCTGTACTGCGCCACTTGCTGCACTTTGTATTTCATATACTTGCCATGGGCTGTCTGTAACAAATGCTTTAATGTCAGTAGCTGCGTTTGAAGCTACTAAGTGATTAGCAAATGTTGGTTTACTTGTAGTCGCATCCGTAAAGAATACACCCTGACAAGAGCCTAAAAGGACTCCGTTATCAGAAGCTGCTGCTATGCCAACTGTACCTGCTGCTAAAGCAAGCATTAGGTCGTTTTGAGCAAAAGCTGAAGCACAAGCTGCTACTTCATACTCAGTAGCGGCGCTATTCATGTCGGTTTGACCAATAAAACCAATCGGTTTAATTCCGAAAGGTGCGTTTTGGTTTGCCATATTATTTTCTCCATTTGTTTACCAAAGGTAAACGGTTAATTTAATTCGTTGGCAAAAATTACTAAAAAATTATTAGTCTTTTTTTGTACCACCGAAGGTTACACGGGTTTGTCTATCAATATTGATAGGCATTCCTGGGTGCTGTTCCCTCATGAGGTCGTTGTTAATCGCTTGATCTTTTTCTTTTGTAAGGTTTGCAAAATACTCCTTACGCGATTCAACTAACTCTAAAGATATCCTAGCCAGCAGTAGGCCACCAACTCCGATCACTCCCTTATATTTTCCGTCATTAACAGCTGGATAATCTGTTTCAGGGTATTCATCAGCTCTCACTAATTCGTAACCTGATCTCAACATAGCTGACATGTTTTTTGTATCGTCAAAACCCATTGATTCAGCTCTTATCCATCTATGATGGTACCCATCTGGTGCAGGGGGTGCGTCTAAAGATGATGGTGGAGTCCAAACTTGTTTTTTAGTTTCTTTAACTCTAGTCTGACTCGCACGAGAAGCTTTTATTTTATCTGTACTCATATGCCTATACTCCTTCTGTGATTTTTAATTGTTTCGCATACTCTTCTAATGGCACTCCTAATTTTTTAGCAATTGCTACCTGTGATGAAGTGAGTCTCACAGTTTGGCGACCAGGTTTAACGCTCCGCGTAGCTGACGCTACAGTTTGAGTAGGTTTAGTCGATTCCCTTGTTTCAGTATTACCAAATTTATGCGGAAAGTCAAGACGCATTCGTCTATCTATTTCAGTATAATAATCGTCTGAATGTGGATCAAA